CGGATTTGACATGTTTGTCACTCCGGTTCGCCGTTCCATCGTTGCGGAAAAATCAACAACGGCAATGATGCCACTCCCGAAATTTTCAAAGCGTGGAATCGTGTCTCAAGATTACAGATGCGTTGTGCATGAGTTACTCAAGGAAATGGAGGGGTAAATGTGGGAAAGAGGAAAATCACCTGCAACAACGCCTCCTGCAAACACCACATAAGCGGAGGTGGGTGTGATACCTGCATCATGCTTGACGGTTCGGGAAAATGCAAGTCCTTTGAAAAAGGTTTTGCATATTATTTTCACATTGTATGGGATGCACTGGGAGACAAAAACTTTATTGACATGATAGAGGTGCAGAGAAATCCGGATTTGAGAATCGGAATGTATTATGTGATGGAATGTTATGAACTGGGATTTTCGGAAATGGAATGGGGAACATGCAGGATGCTCATGCTGAAGAACGGAGAAAACGGCGAACCGTTGAATTATGAGGGAATCACAGCGAGAGAGTTGAACATGGAAAAGTTCAGAAAACACCTCAATGATTTTGAAAATGGAATAATGCCAAATCAAGCACAAAAAGAGCAGGAACAGCAGAAAACCGAGACGAAAGAGTTCGGGTGGTTGTCTCCGACAGGCGTTTTCACGGAATCACCGTTCGGAACGCATGAAGAATCAGCGGAACAGATATGCGAAAGAAAAGGGTTCACGGATGAGTATTGGAAATGGGTGAAAGAATCCGGAGACAATGAAATCGGACACCTCATGCGTGATTTTCTTTCAGAGGTCAAAGGATATTGTCTGATTCACAATCCGTCCGGATATGCCGGATATATAGTGACAAACATGAAAGCACTGACAAAACATCAGAAAGATTTTTTATACAATTATTTCATGGATATGGGAGACAGATTCAAAGCCGAACAATTTGTCGAGTAAAAAGGAGGAAAGCACATGGGAAACATCGTGAAAACGGCAAAATGCAGATTCTGCGGTCAAATGACGCAGATTGAGGCAGACGAAGAACTGACAGCAGCACAGGCAGAGGAACAGGCAACAATGACATGTAACTGCACAGATGCGGTCGAGTATCAGAAAGAGAAACAGAGGAAAGAAAAGGCAATGCAGAACGTCGCTGCACTGTTCGGGGAGGCAGCAACACCGGACAAGAGATGCGGAGAGGGAATTGTGAAGATTCTCAAGGCAGCAGTTGAGGAAATTTACACCGGAGGACTGGCAAAGGTCACGTTGAACCTCCGTGGAGGCGTGAAAGCCTCTATTTCGCAGAACAGCAAGGGCGAAATCAACGTCGAACGTACCGAGACAAAAAAACAGAAACTCACAGAGTAATGACAGGAGGGTGAACAGATGGCAGCAGGATTCAGCGTGAAAGACGCACTCAACAAGAACAGCAAAGCAGGGATTGACGAATCTCCGAGAGCGAGATTCCGCACAAAGGACATTTCGATTTTCAAGATGTACCGCAACGACATGAATTTTTATAGTGTTGCAGACATCGAAGAACTGGCAGGAGACATCCTCCTGTCCGGTTTGAAACAGAACCTCGAACTTGTATATGCACCGTGCGAAAAAGGCGAATACAGAATCGTCGCAGGTGAAAGACGGTGGGAGGCTCTCAAGTACCTCGTATCAAAGGGATATAAAGATTTTGAACTTGCAACCAGTAAATTGACCACACCACAGGACGATGACGAGGAACAG